ATGTTCAACAAGGCGGTGGCCGACCGTAAGAATATGATGTTAGAGATATATAACGCCGTACCCAGTACGGAGACTTTGACATCTGATTGGCTGGATCAGGAGATTGATAAACGTCTGCATCCTGATAGATATGCCGTTAAGGAGCACCGGCAAACCTTTTTCGAGGCTTACGAAGAGTTTATCAAGAAGCGTAAGTTGTCCGATTGGCGGGTGCGGGCTATTCAGGTCGTAATCCGAGCGTTGAGGCGGTATGAATTATATGCCCGCCGGACGATGGATAGTCGGTTTACGCTCGACTTTGACGCTGTGACGCCGCTGGTGCTACGGGACATCGAGGAGTTCCTTCGCAATGAATACACCTTCTGCGACCAATACCCCGAAATCTACGAGGCCGTTCCTGAAAGTCGGAAACCTCAACCAAGAGGGCAGAATACGATCAACGGCATACTCACCAAACTGCGCACGTTTTTCATTTGGGCGAATGACGTAGGCAAGACAACCAATAACCCTTTCCGGAATTATCCTGTGGAGGAGTGTATATACGGGACGCCGTACTACATTACGATTGATGAGCGTAACAAGATTTATCATACCAATCTTACCAGACATCCACAGCTTGCCATTCAGCGGGATGTATTCGTTTTTCAATGTCTGATAGGTTGCCGTGTGGGCGATCTTTATAAGTTGACCCGAGATAATTTGATAAATGGAGCGGTTGAGTATATTCCCCGCAAAACAAAGGATGGCCACCCGGTGACGGTACGTGTACCTCTTAACTCGATAGCACGTGAAATATTGGACCGTTACGCAGATTATGCCGGCTCGTCGCTTTTTCCACTTATGGCCGAACAGCAATATAACAAAGCGATTAAACGGATTTTTCTCGCTGCGGGGTTGAAACGTAAAGTAACGATCCTGAATCCTCTGACCCGAGAAGCGGAACAGCGCCCAATTTGGGAGGTGGCCTCGTCGCATCTCGCTCGTCGAGCGTTCGTTGGAAATCTTTACAAGCAGGTGAAAGACCCGAACTTGGTAGGGGCATTGTCCGGCCATAAGGAGGGTAGCCGGGCATTTGCCCGTTATCGGGACATTGATGAGGATATGAAGAACGAGTTGGTTAAAATGTTAGAGTAGCTATGACGCAGATAGAACAAGTGGCCGACAGACTGGCCGCATATGTAAATGGATTCGTCGAGAACCCGGAAAGCCTTATTGTTGATTTATCCGATTTATGGGCGTGGACTACAAATAATAGCTCGTATTCCTGGTATTCGTTACCTGACGATGTTGCCTATAAATCATTACCTGCGTGGCGAGGTGAGTTCGGAGAAGATACGGTTTGCTTTGCATGTCCTGGGATGGCTTTATTTAATGAATGGATATGCCCGAAAATAAATAATGCAGAGCAACGAGATTATTATAAAGGCTTGTTTTACAAAGGATATATTGATGGACTAAATGACTTTGAACATCAGTATAATATGCGCTGTGGCGATGATTTGGCCCCAAAATTGGAAAATAAAAGATGCATATTGTTTGGTTACTATTCGGAACTTAGAGCCAAATATAAAAACTGCAAGGGCTTTTCTGCGGATGTAATAGAGAAAATGGGGTATAATTCCGCTTTGATGCTGTCGGTGGCTCATAAGTTGAGATTAATGGATAAGGCATTGACAGCCATTGGAGTTTCGCAGACTATAGTGACAGCACCTACGGGAGCTCAAAAACCTGCGCATTTCTCCGTGCAATGGAGCTATGAGCAGACTAATCATATATTGGCAGCCTTGCAAGAGCATGTTTTTGTTTCTTATGACACGACTATTGAAACGTTCTATTATCGAATGACCGGTAGCGGTACGCCGACGAGCAATAAAATAGAATGGGTAAAGAAGGGGAAGAGACGGAAAAAAGATATAAGTAAAAGCAGCCTTGTTTATTTTCTTAAAACATTTGCAAATTATAATGTAGACCAAACTTTGGATTGCAGAAATAGGATTGATGAAATATTTGGCATTTCATTACCTACTTCAACAATCACTCGAATTTCGAATTGTGAGTATAAAACGGAAATAGATAATATAGTTTCCATTCGCAGGGAGATCGTCGAAATTTAGGCATTCCAGAACGCAAATACGTTCGATAAAAGACAAAGAGAGCCGGAATAATTCCCGGCTCTCGTCATTTCGTCGTTATTCGGTGGCGTGCATCATCACACGCAGCGTGCCCCGTCATTCCTTTACTGTCATTTTGCCTATGGACTGGATGATTTTGGCAGCTTCGGGATCGAGGACCACGGAAATAGGCTGTGTTGCGGCCGTTATCGCCTTGCCGTTGGTTGTCACATCCTGGCGGTCGGCAAGATGAAGGACACGGGCAACGATTCCCGAATCGTACTGCCCACATAATGCGCCCTCCAGCTGGTCCGCCTCGATAGCCACTCGCACGTGCGTAAGGAGGTCGCAAAACTCATCTTCGTATCGGCGGAATGTGTCTTTGCTGATCTTTGCAAATTGGCAGAATCCCACTAATGTCAGGGGACGCTGTGTTGGAACCGCAATTATTTCCCCTGCTGAAACCTTGTTGATGTAAACCGGATTCGCTTTCACCCATTCGACATACTCTTCGAACTTGGCGTCAAGCGCTTCGGGGGTATATGCACGAGGGCGGCCCACTCTCTTATTAGGGGTATTCATGTTATTATTCGTATTTTTTTCGACCTAATTTTCCGAGGCTGTTTTGAACCTTGACCCGCTTCTGCCCCTTGTTGATGTCAACCACCGAAACAATGGGCGCCGGCATATTCATCAGGGCCCGTTCCATCATGCGCTCCATCCCCTTCATTCCGTCGTTGCGCTGGGGAAGATTCGATACTTGGATGGCGTTTCCGCCGCTTGCCACGTTCATGGCCGAGAGCATTGCGCCCCAGTCGTTGACAGCCTGGGCGGTCATCACAGCTTCGCCGTTGGATAACATTGCGGGGATGCTGTCCGAAGTTCCGGTGCCCGGGCCCGTGACAAGGCCGCCTTCCGAGAAGAACGAAGGGATGGCTTGTGCAAGCGTTGTCGCCGATGCGATTGCCGCCTGCGCTGTTATAATTCCTTTCTGTGTTGCAAACCATATAGGTCCCGCAATAGGTCCGAGTTGGAATGATGCAACCATCGCTTCCATTGTTGCTTTTTGAGCGTCGATGATGATTTGCGCCACGGCCAATGCCTGCTCTGCAATGGCGAATGCCTCAAGATCATCGCCCAACGCCCCGAATAAACCTCTTAGACTCCCAACTAACGAGGAGGCGGCCGCCAGTTCGTCCAGTTGTACTTTTATTGCCTGATTTTGCGAGGCGATAGACAGGTCGGTCGTTTTCTTAATTGCATCTTGCACATTGTTTTCTGCATCCAGTCGGGCCATCTCATAGGCTTGAATAGAACCGTATTGCGCACTCCATTGCTCCTCATCCATTTGTGAAATAGCGTCATATTTACTTTGAGCAATACGCAATTCTTCATTTGCAACGGCCTGCTGCGCTTTAATCCGTGCATCCTTGTCGTCCCCGATCAATCCTGCATAGTTCCTGTTTTTTACTTGCGCAAGAGATAGTTTGTTCATCTCTTCCTGGACTTTGATCCGCATCTTGATCCTGTTCTCCGCATTGCGGGCTTCTTCCTCGAACTCCTTATCGCTCCAACGCTGGCGTATTTCGGATTCCTCCTTATACCTGCGTTCCTCCATATTCAGGATTAGCTGGTTTATAGCCTCCCGGGATTCCGCAGTCAGCGTTTTGTCGTATTTGAGTTTGTTTTCCAACTCCTGACGTTCCCACGAAAAGCGAAGCCGGGAAAGTTCCAGGTCTTTTTCAAGGCTCGCTTGTCTGAGTTCAAGAATGGATTTTGATAATTGCTTCTCTAAATCGAGCTGTGTCCTGGCGGCTTGTCGTGCTATTTTATTAGCAGCCTCTTGCGCTTTCTCATTCGTTCGTCCAAGTTCTTTTAAGCGTTTGATCTCATTCTCAACAGCTTCGGCCCTTTTATTCCGTGAAATGATTTCGTCCTCCGTGGTTGCGATCTCCTTGTTTATATCGGCAAGTTCTTGTTCCTTTCGCTTGATTAAATCCTTGATGGCCTCCCCTTGCCCATTGATGTCATCTGCACTGATCTTGTACATATCCATCAATGTTTTCATCGCTGTTTTGTTTGCAGAAAGGGCTTCGTTATACCGATCCGTAGCATCTCGCACTTTATTCAGCGTGCTTTCCAGTTCATTGGAAACCTCTACATATTCACTCACGACCGGACGGTTCCCGGCCATAGTCGTCCGAGTTTTTGTAGTGTTCTCATTGAACATCCGGTATATTTCCTGCGCACGCTCTTTCAATTCCGGAATTTCACTATTTAACCCGGCACGAAACTCGGTAAAATAAGCGATCCCGGCCTCCCGGCCGAATTTTTTAATAAACTTATCCTGCACGCCTTCGAAGGCTTTGTCCATCGTTTTACCGTATTCTTCGGCGGCATTGGCATTGGATTCCTCCAAACCCTTAGCAATAGCGGCCGCCGTAATACTGCCTGCAAGGGCATCATAAGCCGCCTTTTGGTCCTCCAAATTCCGTATCTCCTCCTTTTGGTTGGAAAGATAGTCCCCGTATTTATCCTCTATGACTTTGCGGGCAGCGGCATATTCGGCTGTACCCTTTTTTGCCTCACGGAGGGCGTCAAACTCCCGCTTCAACTCTGATCGGCTGTTTTCAATGGCCCGGTTGAGGTCTTGCGTATATTGAGCAACATCCGACAACGCATTACCTGCGCTAAACAATCCCTTTACCCACGCCCCGATCTCTTTCCCGTAGGCCGTCAGCAGGGTAATGCCCACGACCAAAGCCGTCTGCCAGGAAAAGATAGACGAAATAACCTGCCGGAACACCGGGATCGTCATTTTCCCCTCGGCTCGCAACGCTTTATTATTGGCTGAAGCTCTCTTCAGTTCATCGGCAAGCATCGGCAGGTTGTTGGAAATCGCCAGAAAAAACTGCTGGGCGGACATCGTGAGCGACGGAAGTTCCCGGGCCACTTGTTGCACCTGGAAAGACAGCGGACTAAGCACACTTGCATAATTGCCGACATTGGACCGGAAATTCAGCAAATCCTGCTCGGCCTTGTTTACCTCCGTTTGCATATTGCGCACTTGTTCGGCCATCTTCATTCCTTTTGCCGATTTGCGGTCAGCTTCGGAGAGCGCATAGTACTCTTTCGTCAACTTCGAAATATCGCTCCGGAGTTTATTAACGGAGCCATCGAGTTGTGCATCTTGTTTGACCTGCTCGTTAATCTGCTTCATGTATTGACGCTGCGCATCGGTATTTTCCCGAATTACGGCTTTATACCGGGCCATCTTCTCGTAATAATCTGCATCCTCTTTCTTGAGGTTCTTAATAGATTGCCGGGTCTCATCTATTACCTTTTGTGCCTCTGCCCAGCCTTTGATAAGTTTCGAGTATTCGATCTCGATTGTGATGATCTTGTGAATGGAATCCTGTGCCATATATCCTCATATGGATTAAATAATTAACAATCTATTTTATACTAACCCAGCGCTCCGTGTCATGGGTTATTCCCCGCCTATGCTCGTCCGGTAGGAGCGGCTGAGAGGCGGATATACGCCCCCATCTACCGCCCAAAAAATAAGGACCTTTCGATTTGGAGACCTCAAAACCACATAACCGTCCGTCATGCCCGAACAGTTTCAAAACCGTCGCATTGTCGGTCGTAATGCTGGCCCCCTTCGCCGGAACCGATATTTGCCGGATGGCGTTGATCTGGCCGTCTCGATTTCTCTGATATACAACGGCGACTAAACGTTGCGGGACACGCCCCGCCAAAGACGCAAGACGGCCCAAGAAGCCATCGCCGGGGCAATCCACGTATTGCAATGATACAATGTATTTCCCCAAACGAATTTGCCAGTCGTCAGACCCTCCGGCAGCAATTTGACTCCGGATGCAATACTCCGTGTAGATTTTAGTTTCTTCTTTCATAATATTTTGATATTTAATAGCTTATCTTTTTTGAAGTGATATTTGAAGTCGTGATTGTATTTGACCCCGAGTTTCCGATCCGTGTCCACAATAAGCTGCATCAACTGCCCTCTCGAATAGCTTATATGGACCTCGGAATCGTCCCGCTGGCCGCCTCTGCGTTTTTCTTTCTGCTCACCCATTGTTTTCCCGAATTAATCACTACCTTTACATTGTGAGCGTAGGGGTGATCTTTCGGGATTGCCTCTTTTTTATGCTATCAGGGCTTGGCTATCGATCTGTTTTCGCACCTCCATATTGGTTTCATACCGTTTTGGGGCGGGTGGGGTTGCAAGGTTGCACCCCTATATAGGGGATGCAACCTGCAACCCGCCTCCCACAAGGCTGTAACGGAACATAGATATTTAGAAAGGTTCATCGTGCAACTCGGGTTGTGAAACCTCAGTTTGCGACCCCGGAAGATAATAACCGCCAGCTTGATTCTTCACGATTGTCCCGGCTTTGACTGCACGGGAAATCTTCGACTTAGCACTTCCTTCTTTGAGGTCAACCGCTTCCATTAGCATTTCAATCAACTCTGAGTGCGCATAAACCTTTCCTGCCTCCATGATCTCAGCAAAAACATTCTCTTTAGGCTGAGGTGCTGGAATGCCACATAACTCCGGAAGCCCGGAAGCGTTGATCTGAAATGCAAACTCTGTGAATGGTTCATTGCGACAGTACTGCGGACTGACTACCGAGGTATCACCATCTGCTTTTACCAGCATCACTGTTTCCGATTTACGCAGCAATGCAGAGCCGAGGTGCCCTCGGGCTTTCTCTCCGCCTGGATTGCTATGAAGCACACAAAGTATGTGGTTATCATACTCGCTACTCCAGCGCATCAACTCACAAGTCAGGGCCTCCGATTCGTGCAGGTCGTTCGGATCGTTGCAAAGGTCCGCCACGCCGTCGAGAATCAGCAGATCGGGTTTATACCGGCGAAGGATTTCGCCTGTGGCCTCCCGGCGTTGATCTGGCGTCAGCTCCCGCAAGGCTGCCACGACGAGCTGATCGTGGTTGCGGTCGGTCGGCAAGCCGATGCTTCGTAGAATCCGCCTGGCAATCTTATGCACATGCGCCCGGGCCTGCTCGGTATCTACATACACCACCTTACCTGTAGCAGGCGTATCGAAGCCGAGAAAATCCGACGAGGAGAGAAATCCCGAAGCCACGGCAGCGGTCAAAAAGGTCTTCCGGCTTTTGGCCAAGCCTACCACGGTCGATACATTGCCCCGAGAAGCAATTAGATTGCCCCAAATTCGCACGATCGGTTGCGGATCGGGGAGTTGTTCCGACAGGTCGATAACAAGAGCAGAAATGTCAATTTTCGACGATCCCGGCTCACCCATGATAACATCGTCTACGAATCCCATAACATTACACCTTGAAGTTATCCAGGCCTTCCAGAATATGCCGGAATGTTAACCGGGCAACGGCCTTATTGCTCCGAATGCAGCGGCCAATTTCCAGAAGTTCATAAAGACCTTTCTGTGGGTCCTCAAACTTGGTACTATAAACCAAATCAGCCAGGTCTACCCGTTCAATCTCGGGGCGATTGGTGAGGCGCATTCCGACAATCAGGACATCAGCACGATCTTCGACATATAGGGCCTTATACAACGTATCTCGCAGTAAAATCAATAACTGATTATCAACCTTGCTGTCGTTCAGGTCCACGCAATTTTCCAGAGCGGCGATCTGCTCTCTCAATTTATTGACAACATAGGGCTTTGCATCCGTCCGCCGACGGTAGCGAGCCAACTCTTGCATCTTGTCAAGTTTAATAGTTTCGAGAGTTTCCATAGTTACGCCCTATTGAATATTTCGCCGTACCACTCGATGAAGGATGTGAAATCTTTGGCAATGAAATATAAACCACCTGCCCGCTCAATAGACGCCTGATAACGGCGCTGCGCCTCGCTTTGGAGGTCGTGGCCGATCTTCACCTCAATTTTGACACTCCGACCTGCAATCGTAGCTGAAATATCGGCACTTCCAGGTGTCGAGGTGGATTTGCCCCACCTTAACGTCCCAACCTGACGCTGGCAGCCCGCCACATCGAAGGTCTTGCGGGTATCGACCGGACGCCCCATAGTATTAATACGCTCGGCCTGGCCGCCATTGTAGCGAATGTAATCCACAATACATTTCGTCAGGCCGTTCGCCGTATCATCCCGATATGGCTGTGGCGGGATGGCATACTCGGGAAAATTCGGATGATCTCGGCGGAAATGGTCGAGGGCTTGCCGTTCGAGGTCCTTGACCGCCTGCGGCTTCTGATAGCGAGGTTTATTCATGGCTGACGGCCTCCTGCCCGCTGAACAACGTAGGTTTTGTATTGATCGGTTCCAGCCAATAGAGTTTGCAGCCTGTATTTAATCGGGTATCCCGAACCAGATAATCGGATAGGTGGCGTCGAAGGTCGGAAATGAATTTTCGGGCATCATTGAAACCTGCAATCCGATTGATTTCTTTCGCCGTGAATCGCTGGCCCTCCTTCATCATTTGAAGAACCATGCTTTTCAGTTGGGGAAGTCGCAATTCTTTCGTATCTTTGCTCTGCATTAGGGCGGCTACGGCCGCTTTTCCTGTTTTCATTGCGCTGCCCTCCCGTTGTTAAGCATCCGACGAACATCCGACATCCTGTAACGACGCCTACCGCCGATTTCGATAGGCACGAGCAGGCCCCGTTTTGCCCATCGCCAAAGGGTCGATAAATCGACGTCGAGCAATTCCGCCACCTTTTCCCGACTGGGATAGGTTTCTACGGATTGGTCTGTGATGATTTGCTCCAACTGCTCTTTTGTCCTTGCGACAAGAGCCTCGTTTGCTTCGATCAAATCGGATACTTTGACCGAAATAATGGCATCAGGACAAGCCTTTGCCAAGGCGATTAAGTTTGCCTCCATAATTTTGATATTATTTTTTATGGAGTTCCGTCCTTCCACTACACTTTACGGGGTGTGCTTGTTTGACGGGCCCAGCGAAAGCCGTAAATCATTCACTATCGGACATTGCAAAAATCGGCAGGAAGTTGCGGGGAAACAATATGGGGTGAACTGGATAATCCCATTCACCCCATTCCAAAAGCTATGCGATGCTACCTTTACATTGCGAATAATCCCATTAAAGCATTCATCAAGCACTTACGTGTTATCCAAAGAGTAAACGCCGCCAAATCGGCTATTTCTTTGTTGTCGGCTTGAATCCTATCGGTTGGGAGGGCTTGCGAGCTTGCGGCACTTTGATCGACAATGCTGCGATGGCTTGGTAGATGTTATCGAGTTCCTTGCGCATGTCCTCCGACAGATCGCTGACCGCTTCGGCATTGTCTGCATCAGCTCGTTCCAGTAATGCCAGTTTTGCCCGGATTTCGGCCAATTCTGCCGTGATTTGGGTTGTGGTGGTGATGTAGTTGCGCATTGCCACGAAAGCCCGCATAATGGCCCTATTTACCCGTATAGCCGTCTCGCTACGCAGGACGCTCGAAAGCATTGCGACACCCATTTCCGTAAAAGCAAATGGCATATAGCGACGACCACCCCAATTTGAGGACGCATTTTGTGATGTTAGACTTGAGGTCGCAATTTGCGTCCTCAAAATTTCATATTCTTTTTCCGAGAGTACAAACATAAAATCGTCGCCCTCGAAACGCTCAATATTGCGCCTTACGGCCTCTTTCAGCCGCTTTGTCTCCACTTGGTAGAGTTCGGCCAGGTCGAAGTCCAGCATTACCCGCTGGCCTCGTATTTCGTATATCTTGCTTTGGATAGGTTGTAATTCCATAGTTTTCTGTCTATATACCTTAGGTTGCAGGTTGCATCCCCTATATAGGGGTGCAACCTTGCAACCCCGGATAGAAATATATGTAATGCGCCGGCGTCTCCGTTACTATTCTCCCTTCTCCACTTTGATAAGTTTGCCGCAATGCGGGCAGGTGATTGTGTTCGTCGGATTCGCAAGCAATTCCGATGGAGTACAACCAATGGCGGCCGCAATCTTTTCAAGTTTTTCAACGGTGGGATTCCCGTTGATTGATTGACTTAAAGCGGACGGGAGTATGCCCATACGTTTTGCCACTTGTTCGACGCTAAGACCGTGGGCCTTTATAGCCTCTTTAATTCTCAAATTAGCCATATCTAAATATGATTTTGCGAGTTGTTCATAATGCAAATATATACAAAATTAGGTTTATGCGAAATAATTTGCTATAAAATTAGGTTTGGTTGATATTTTCTTGATGAAATATTTGGTTATTATGTTAGGAATATCTAATTTTGCATTGTGATAAATAAGATAAACCTAATTAATATAAACCATGAAAGCAATATATAGCAAATCGAAGATCATGCGCAACGCCTGGTATCTGAAACGTGCCAACGCTTCGATGTCGTTCTCGGCCTGCCTGCGCAAGGCTTGGCGCAACGAGAAAATGGCGGTGATGACGGCGATAATCGAAAACCGCCCGATGGAGGAATCGAAACGCCCCGCCCTCGATCCACTCCCGCTGATAATCCCGGCCGACTACTACGGAGACAGCAGAACGTACTACGGAGACTAACAATAAACCGGGGGCGGCCTCAGAAACCGCCCCACAACAAAGGAAAGACGATGAAAAAACACGATTTATCAACCATTATGCGCCGGGCGTGGGTGATTGCCCGCACAACGGGCAAGGCGTTCGCCGTTGCCCTTGCGAAATCGTGGCAGCTGTACCGGCTTGTAAAGCAGATGCGTGCGGGTATCGTGCGGTTCGCCTACGAAAAGACGGACGGGACATTGCGTTGCGCCGTCGGGACGCTCAAAGATACGGCGGAACTGATCAAGGGAACGGGGCGCCCCGATGACGGGCAAACGGTCAAGTATTACGACATTGAGGTGGGCAGCTTTCGGTCGTTCCGGTCGGCAAATCTGATAGCAATATATTAACCTCAACGATATGAACGAACAACTAACCCGGTCCGACATTCGGACAATGGCCCGCAAGGCGGCTGATTATATCACCTTCAACTGCGACGGCGTAAGCGAAGGTTTCGAAATTACCCACAAGGGGTACACGGTATTCGTTGACTATTCGGCCCGGTTGTGCAACGACGAGCTGAGCGAATTTACAGAAGTCCCCGCCGTATGGGACCGGGCGGGCCGGGAGTGTCCGGAGATCGCCGAAGCCTTGCAATTAATGTTGAACTAACCAATTAAAACTATAAAATCATGACTATCGAAGATTTGAAAAACGTAAAATTAAGTCCGATGACCGCCGGATACCTGGCTATCTATATCAAATTATCGGATTTATTTACCGAGGTGTCGGAAGTTACCGGAATGGATTACGACGGCTCGGTGGTCGATGAAGTAAATAAGGATTTCGATAGCGCATTGTCAAAAGCGCAAGATGAAGTAATGAAGTTATTTATTAACAGCATGACGGAGCGTATTTGCTTCCTCGACAACCACACGGAAATATGATGATCTACGAACTGACATACGGCGGCTATCGGTTGGGGACATTCCCCACCGAGGCCGAGGCCGTCCGCCGGGCGGGGTATCTTCCGAAGGGGCGCTATACCGTCCGGGAATGGGAAAGGGATGGCGAATTTTCGACGTTCGACCCCTCGGCGAATAAATGCTATGACTTCAACAACTGACACTATGAAAAAGCAAGTATATGTATCCAAGCGCAGCGACCTGTCGCTGATCGGATCGGCTTTCGAGGCCGCAGGCTTCCGCTGTGTCCGCATCCGAACCGAATGCGAGGTAGAGCACCGAACCAAAGGCGGCGATTCACGCCGGCACGGGATGCTGGTTCTCGACGGCGATCGGGTGATTCTCGAAATCATCCGAAGCAAAAACACATTCGAGGGGCGCAGGTATCGCCGAGCAAGCCCACCCATAAGCCGAAAGGATTGTTAATGAAACTCACCCGATAAACAACTATTGCGTTATGAATATAGATCAAATTTTACGACGGGGCGATAAGATGGCGGCGGAAACAGCAGCAGTAATACGCCGAGGGGAAGAGCTTGTCGCCAAATTGGAAAGCGGAGATGTAAAACCGGAGGACCCGCAGGTAAAAGAAATATTGTTCCAACTTAAAGAGCGTGTGAGGATCAACGCCGATTTTAATACCGAGCTACGGCAGTTGGCCGAGGAGCACGAGAAAATAACAACCGAGCATTGA